CTCAAAGGTTTACAGGTACTGTTACTGAGTCTTCTACTAAGTTATATGCTTACGTGCAAAATATGGATGAAAATATTGCCCATGCACTTAGTGTATATATTACAGATGACTATGGGAATTCTTCTACACAATATTCTAGAATTCCTATTGTATACTATACAATAGATTTCTTACATGGAGGCAAAGGTGTATCATTTGGAGAAAAAGCTATAACTGATGATATGTATTTTCCTTTACAGGGGGTCACGCCATTTGAAGCAGATAAATACTATAGTAGAGGGGTATCATCTAGTGGTGAACATGAATTTAATAAGATTCATACAAAACCAGATGATTGGGATGAAGAACCAGAAAATTATTACATTTTAGAAAATCCTGGTGGATTATTCAAGAATGATATGAATTCTCTATTTAAGAGGAAATTAGATCTATATGAAGATGGTTCACCTGATGGAGAAGAGAGAGGATATGTAGATAGCATACTAACAGAAATGCTAGAAACAAGAGGGTGGAACGATTGTATATCTTATGTAGATGGTTCTGGCATGATATCTACTTTGCATGTAAGAGAAATATTAAAAAATCTTTTAGATATGAGCCTAGTAGGAGAAATAAAAGCCTATGCTGGTACTAATATTCCAAGAGGTTGGTTAGATTGTGATGGAAGATTAGTAAATATATCTGATTACCCATATTTATTTTCAGTTATTGGTGATACATGGGGAACGCCTACAGCAACGCAATTCTATTTGCCTGACTTACGAGGTAGAACTTTAATAGGTTCACAAAGTGGTACGTATAGTGTTGGGGGTACAGGAGGAAGCCCATATATACAAGCACATACTCATTCAGATAACCTTACATTACCAAACCATTTGCACTCGACTGGCGGCACTGCGTCAGAGGGAACGGACAGATTTATGACTATGGGGTCAGGTGATGGATGGGGGGTTATCAGAAGAACTATCAAAAATGGAACAGGGACATCACTCGCTGGTAACTTTTATAACGAAAACCATCCAATGACAAGAAAAGCCAATACAGGAAATCCAACAACAAATCCAAGTATTGCAGGCTCTGTTGGTGCAGTTAATAATGTTTCTACAGGTACTAGCGGAAATTATCCACCATATAAAGTAGTTAGATATATAATAAAATATTAAGAGAGGAAAATATGTATTCAATAGCATTTCCAAAGATATTTAATGGATCTAAAGTGAATCTTAATAAAGATTATGACGCTGTAAAAGTTAACTTAAAATCTTTATTAATGTCAAATAGAAAAGGCTTATATGGAGATCCTTATTATGGAGTTAATTTAAAGCAGATATTGTGGCATCAAGCAGCAAAACCAGTAGTTGTTGAATTATTGAAAGATGAAATATTTCAAGCTATTTATTCATATATGCCTCAAGTTGAGGTTACTAAAGATGATATAGATATAGAGGTAGATGGTAATACAGTATATGCTTCAATTGATGTATCATTAGATGCTTCTATACCATCTGATTTGTTTAAGATAAAAATAATATTAGATGATGAAATATAGTTTACAATTTTATGATTTTATGTTATAATATATAATTAAAAAAATAATTAGAGGAGAATTAAATGGCTCAAGATATTGTTAATAACAATCAGGGCATTTCTTATACTAATCTAGATTTTTCTTCTATATACATAGAGGTACTGGATTTAATAAAGAAATTAACTTATAAGTGGGATCCATCTATTTCTGATGAATCTGATCCTGGTGTTATTCTAGTAAAGTTGTCAGCGTTATTGGCTGATAAATGTAATTATAATATAGATAAGAGTGTACTTGAAGCATTTCCATTATCCGTAACACAAGAAGCTAATGCAAGACAACTTTATGAACAGCTTGGATATTACATGGACTGGTATGAAGCCGCGACTGTACCTGTATTATTAAGTTGGATAAATGAATCAGGTAATACTAATGAGGAAGTAAAAGAATATACTATACCTTTATTCACACCGATTTCAAATAAAGACGGAAGTATAAAATATACTTTAATCGGAGTAGAAGGTCCTGATGGTGTTGTAGTTTCTAATGGCATGCTTACTACTGATTCAAGAGAATTAAAGATGATTGCCATGGAAGGTATTGCTGTAAAATATTCATATCAAAATAATGGGAGTAACATTGTTACATCTCAAATGGTTGATAAAGATACTCATAGAATTTATTTTACTGGTGATTCTTTTGCCCAAAGAATAGTACAAAATGGTATCTTTATAACGAATACAGGTCAATCAAATTATTCAAGTTGGAAAAGAGTTAATAATATATATGAACAATCTTATAATGAATTAAGATATAAATTTGGATATGACCAATTTTCACAAAATTGTTATCTTGAATTTCCTGATAATTATAGTGAGCTTATTGGTGACGGAATAGAGATTACTTATATATTATTAGAAGATGAGGAAAGAGCACAAGATATTCCAGCACAGGAATTAGAGCAATTTATTTCTCCGTTTGTTACATTAGAAGATCCTAATGTTACTTTAAGTTCTTCCAACGTAAAAATAAGTAATTATGCTGCTGCTTCAGGACATAAAAATTCTGAAAGTATAAACGAAGCATATTCTAACTATAAGAAAACTGTAGGTACTTTTAAAACTTTAATTACTTTAAGAGACTACTTAAATTATATAAAATCAAAAGATTTAGATATATGCTCAAATGCTTTTGTATGTGATAGAACAAATGATGTTCAATCTACTTATAAAGTTGTAAGTAAGCAACACGGATTAGACAGTATTATTGTTAACGTAGAGCAAATAGTAGATAAGACAAAAGTTACATCTAATTTTGATTATACTTTTACTGTTTCAAGAGATGGACATAGTATAGCTGGAAAAGAATATTATATAATTGAAAATGATACACTAAGAGCAGTTCAAGATACTACTGGTGGTCATCCTGCAGAAGCTGGCTGGTATGAATTTACATCAAGAGCAGCAAAGAAAAGAGATGCTTTGGATGCGTTCTCATTAAAATTCTATATGCTGAAAAATTCTATACTATTAAACAGCAGTAGTGCATTTAATGAAACATTTGAAATGTCAAATGAAAAATTGGATATAGATTCGATTTTAGGTGATACTGCTCACTTAGAACATAAGTTTGAAGATATATTACCATTAGGTACTAATAGTTACAAAGTCACTTCTGATACTCATTACTTAGAAAATAAAGCATATTATATACAAGATAATGAGATTAACACGTTTAAGCTCTATACAAATTATACACCTGGTGATGTTATAAACTCACTGACTAATACGGTGTATGAATTAGACGTAGAAGCATTATTACCTCATATAGTCTTTTATAAAAACATCTATCCGTTAGTAGTAAATGTTTCTACTTATGATAACTTAAATGAAAAGACACAGCAAGAAGTTCAGAAGAATATATTAACTGCTTTATATAATGGTTTAAATAGTTCGGAATTAAACTTTGGTGAATCTATTAGTACTGCATATTTAGAAGAATTAGTTAAGTCAAGTGATACACATATAAGGTCAGCTTCTTTTGATCCATTTACTTATGTCACTAAAGCAATATATTATAAGGATGGTCAGTTTAAGTCTGTAACTTTACCATCTTCTGTAACCGATATGCAAATAGACCAGAAAGACGAAGATAGTGTATTAGCTTATTTTGTATCTAAAGATATAGTTGCAAAATCTATATTATCTGGTGTAACTAGTTTATTAACACCCGATGATATATTCACGTACCATCTGAATCATAAATTTATAAATTATTATGATAATGTTTATTCTATTACAAGTCAAGCAGTAATAGATATTGGTGGTGATGATGCTATAACCACATATTCGTATAACTCTTCTAAACCTTATATTACCAGAAGTTATACATTAAAAGAAAATGAAGCATTGCATCTGTATAGACCAAAGTTAGAAAATGTAAAAGAATTTTCTTCTGGAATTCATTATGAATATCTGCTTTATAATAACATAGAAGCAGGTCAATCTTATGAGTTACAAAACGGTGAATATTTTATATTTTACCAATCTATAAACACAGAAAATCAACCATATCAGCAACCAGATGGATACTCAGTACATGCTTGCACAAAGGGTTGTATAGTAAATCCTTCTATGGAAATAATTTCACAGACTGATGTTGCATCATTATCTAACTTTGCTATGGCAAATGTAATTTCATGGTTTGAGGCTAATCCATCTGAAAATATATATGAGACAAATACTTATGCTTCTCATTATGTTACAGAAATATATAATAGTCCAATCATAGGTGATAATGCCATAACTGGTACTAATACTATAAAGTTCCAGAAAATATTTGAAGTTACACTAAATGAAAGTGATAACTATAGATTTTTCTGGGTATTAAAGACACCGAGATATTCAAATGAGAATAAAGTAAAATCTTATACTTTATTCCCAGAATACGATATGAAGGTGAATAGATTATCTGATAAAGAAAGAAATTCATATACCTTAAAAACTGGAGAAAGATTATATTATACTGATAGTTCAAATTCAAGTTTAGCTATATATGGTCCTGGTACTACTATTTATAGAAATTGTGGTATTACCAGTGAATACGAAGATGATAATGCAGATACTTGTACAGAATTTGTTAATATAAATAAATTTAGTTCAACAGGTGATGATGAAAGATTCCGGAATGGAAAATTAGAATTAATAGTAAATCAAGATAATGGTATCAACCCAAAACTTAACGGTTTTTATGAAGTAGCTCCTGAAGGATCGGAACAGGTTTATATAAGAACACAAGATGAGCAGTTAGGTGATAAATCTTATTATGTATTAGTAGCAAGGGATAATTCCGGTCTGTTTAGAAGGATTGGAGATTCAGCACCGTTCCAGCATACTCCAACATTACAATCAAGTGAAGTATTTTCCGAAGTAAACCCTGAGTCATATATGTCTAATATAAATCCTAAAGAAGATGGTTTATATGAAATAGTATCTACAATGGGACATGGTATACAAGATAATTATGCGTTAAGCTCTGGTGCTATGTACGAAGATCGTTTTAGATATACTGAAACATTAGATGATACTATATTAACTAGAAAAATATTTACTCATCCTTCTTTTGCTGATATAGATATAAGTGATGTAAGTACTTACAAAACAATAACTATATCTGAGTCTACTCAAGAAGAATTTAATTATGTGGCAAATAAATTATTAGTCCCTTCAGATGGTGATAAGTCTTATAAATCTTACTTTACATTTGATGAAGGCACGGGTACTTATAATAAAGTAAATAATATTTCTATATTAGATAATCCTTCAGATCCTGAAAAGAATCATATTGGATTACCTTGGTATGAATTAAATAATGATTCTTATACACTATCTACAGATACAAGAGCTCAGATTTCTTCTAAAGTTAATTCTTTAAGCTACCCAGATGTTATAACTTCAGATTATTGTTTTGAAGAAGTACCATTTACACAATGGCCATCTGGTGGTGTACTAAACTATAGTGATAATGGATATTTCCGCAAGTATAATGCTTCAACATTAGATTATATATTCCCAACATATATAAAAGTATCAGAGGAAGAAACAATTCCTGATCAAACGTATGCAAGTGAAGTAACTATGGAGTTATTAACTTATCTTGTAAAATTATTAGCAGAAGCTGAAAATACACATGGTAGTACTTCTTATACTAGCATTATAAACTATATTATAGATAATTGGGATAAGAGTGCTTGTTATATTCATCCATTTAAAACATTTGATAAAATAGGATGGCGTATAAAGAATTTCGTATTAAGTGAGGAATCACAAGGTACTCATTATGGATTTACAAGTGAATACTTTAAAGAATATATCGTTCCTCGGTTATCTTCAACAGCTACTATATATCCAAGATGTTCTATAAATATAGATTATGATTCTTATTCAGACTTAGATAAAGTAGACATTATTGTAAAGAAATCAGATGTAGATATATCAACTGCTGTTGGTGATAGTTCATCAGAACAGAGTTCCTCTATACTAGATGGCGCTATTGAATTAAGTGAAGCATCAGATCCATATATAGAAATATTTGATAGACGTGGTGATGTATCTGATAAAATGCTATGTGATTATATTAATAACTTAGCTGAATCATTTACTGGACTAGCTTCTTGTTATATGGAATATCCACCAAATGTTTATAAATTTAAAGACTTATTTAGAAGATACGATAAGATATACTACACACCGAACTTATATGTTGAAAAGATATTTGATGCAGTTAGCCCGTGGTCTTGTGAAGCATTAAACATGGATGAGTTGGCAAAAGATCCAATTTCAGTAATATCTGATAAATGGCAAAGCTTACAGCCAAACACATCTATAACAATAGATGAAACTGAAATATGGGATTTTGCTGAAGGTGATGTTGTAAGATTTACTACAGAAGAATCTTCTAGTAATTCTGTAACATGGCCTAGATTTTCAAATACAGAGATACCTCTTAATTTAGATAAGTATTCTATTTCTTATCAAAAAAAGGGTCAATCAATAGAAGACTTAGATAATCTTGTATTAAATGGTCATTCTTGGCAAGGTTATTCACAGTTATTGTTAAATACTTCAAGTAAAGAGGGACAAAAGCTAGATTATAATCATTCTGTTATTTTATATGATGAGAATAATAAAGAAATCGCAATATTAAACGGAAGAGATTATACTAATCTATCATTACAACTAAAGTCACCAGTGAGTAATGTTGCAGGTAGATATATAGATGTTACTACAACAGATATGTTTGGAAATCTAATTCCAAATGGTATATACGAGTTCGTACCACTTATAAGTAATAACACTAACTATAGGTATGGTTCAGATAATAGAACTTATTCCATATTTAATACAGAATTAAACAGCAATAACGAAAGACATATTATAAACTCCCAGGTAAGAATTCCTGTAATGCTTCCTGAAGGAAAGTATATACTTCCAGTTTATACTGAAACTGATAACGTATTATATAGTGTCAATTATTGTATAACCACAAGAACACCAGATTCAAGTAATCTTCAATATTGTGTTAATATGAGTCCTGAATTTTCTGGAACTTCTACTGGCACAATAAGGATACATGGAAATGAGAATGGTGAACATCTGTATGGATATAATAAAGATAAATCTTTAGGGTTTGATATAACTAATACAGATTATAACTATTTAGATATTACAAATGAGCTGTTTAATGAAAAAATAGAATCCTATGAAAGTGTTAGTAGGGCTTACCTTCCTAACTTTAATGAAAGAGATTACTATGAATATACTGATCAAGGTGAATATAAATTATTAGATTCTATGCCAGAAGATTGGGAAAGTAACTGGTGGTCATACTTTATAAGAAATATTACTATAAATTATTATAGGAAAGTGAAGTTGCCTGCATATATAACTGCTGAGTACTTTGATGAAGGTCTTATTACAAAATCACCTCAGGATTTACAGTGGTATGAATTAGATTCTTCTGGACATTTTGTATTAAGTTTTAATACAGATATAGGAGAAGATTTACTACAAGAAGTAGAGTTAAATCTTAATTCTTATGATTGGGTAAAACATACAAATCCAAGTACTGAAGGTTGGTACGAAAGATTAGGTGTAGAAGGTTCTTACTATTACGTTCTTACATCAGATACTCGTGTTAATATGTCTAAGCTCATAGAATATAATCATATAGATTATGTTGTCGCTCCTAGTTTTGAGGACGGAGAATATTTCTCATATGATGAAGATACTGGTACTTATATTTACTTAGAAGAAAAACCAGATGATTGGGAAACTAACTGGACAAATTATTATATACAGTCTTATAAAGATAAAGTATACTTTAAAGATAAAGAATTCTATATTCCTACAGACGTTTTAAGTGATCCACAATTAAGAATAAATGCAGAGAATCTTTTTACAAATGTGAATTCCGATATTGTATATATCATATTTGATGATATATATAAGTACAATAACAATCCAATATTTACTAAAGAAGTATTCAACGACTTAAAAGAAAAGGTTGGTAAATTAGATGTAGATGATAAGTATAATTATACTTTTAAGCCAGATAAGAATAGCGATATAGAGGATCCATTAAATCCATTATCTTTCTTTGAAGCAAATCATCCGTTCAATAAATATGTAATTTCACAATTAGATTTAGATAATCTTTCATTCAGATTCCCAGCAATTAGAGGGAGGAGATAGTAAATGATAAGATTTCAAGAAAGCGTTCCAGATTATTATATAGAAGAATCTAGAGATTTTCAAGTATTATGTAGATTATATGATTTTACTTATAATGCTTTAAAATATAATATAGATTCTATGAGCACTATAACAAATACAAGGTTTGCTAAAGATACTATACTTCCTCTTATAGGAGATAAATTTGGTATATATGATAAAGATTCATATTCTAATAGATATTTGTTAGAAGCTCTTCCTATAGCAATAAAATATAAAGGCAGCATAAAAGCAGTTAATATATTAATAAATGCTTTTCTAGATAGTGAAGAAGTATTTGATTATGTTACAGCTTTTCATTGTACTGATGAAGAATCTGCAAAAGAAGTTTCAGAGCTATTGAATAGGGAAGTAAAACCCTATTCAATAGTTATATTCTTATCAACATATCCGAGTATGGTGAATCTTCATGTACTAGATGAATACTTAAAAATGGTTATACCATCAGGCATGATAGTTGAATATATGTTTGGTATGAATATTAGAGTACTGGAACAGTTCAGATATAAAGAATATGTATTCTTATTCTTTACGAATATGTCTACTGAAGTGGATGAGGTTAGAGAAAAAATGACTAAGGTACAAGATGTTTCTACTATAGCTGACAAGCATACTAAGTATACAGGTGAGTTTCCAGAAGGAGTTGAGCCTACACCGTTTACAGAAAAAGTACTTTCATCTATTGATGTTAATAGTGTGGCTATAGCTTCAGTTTCAAGTGCTCCAGAAGAAGAATCAATAGAGGGATAAAATGTTAGAAAAAACTAGATATAGAGGTAAAGTAAATATTACATTAAAAAGACATAATAGAGTATTAAGGCATACCACACATAATACCGGGTTACCCGATATGGCATTGTTATTTGCGAAAACATTATCTGGTAACTTAACGCCGATAGATGATCTACCAAGATTATTAGATATAGGTTATATTCCTGTAAAGGAAGATACTTCTGAGAATTATTATAACAATGGTGTATGGATGTCAATACTAAATTCTCCGGTTAATATAGGTGGAAGGCAGTACCAGTATGATTCAGAACTTAATAACTGGGTAGCTATATTAACTTCCACCGTTTATTATTCAGACCTAAACGGAGCAATATTAGATGATGTTATACAGAATGTTAAAGAAGGTAATATAGAATTAAGAGCCAGACTTTGTTCTTATAATAAGAATAATAGAAAATATTTGGCGGAGATATTATTGTCTTTAGAAGATATAACTGATCTTAAAGATAAAACATCTGCAATATTTACTTGGTATGCAGAACTATTATATAATGAAAATGATTCTTCTGATGTTATAAGCTCAGATGTTACTAGAGGACAGGTGAGATAAGGAAAGGATATAACTAAATGGCATATATACATAGTTTTCCTACTACTAAAAGAGAAAGCGTTAATAAGCTTCTCACAGAAAACAGTATAACAAGATTAATAAATAGACTTTTAGATATAGATGGGTTTGTAATTTCTGATGGACTAGCAAAAAAGCAGGATGGTTCTGGAAGTGAAGTTATAGGTAACGGTGGCCAACATCTTGAAATAAATACGAATTTAAATCTAGAACAGATAACTTTTAAAGATGATATATTTGAATTTGTACTTCGTGGGTATTATTTTTCTACTGGACTAAAAGATTTCTTAACTGCTACTAATTGGAATACATACATAACAACTCATACGCAATACGATAAAATAGGATTGTTTGCAAGAATCTATATAGATAATACTAATGCTGATTATCCTGAATTAGTAGGTCAAGAAGCAGTTGAAATACAGTTAAATGAAAATACAGTAGATGTAGAAGCATTAAATGCACAATACATGTATTTAGAGGATTCTGGACATCCTTATTATGGAATTCAATTTTTTATATGTCCTATAAATAATGAAGGTGTACCTGATAAACCAACCCCGTATCATCCCAGCCTTCCTATAGATGCAGAAACTGGTACTATAGATGGTCTTGGTAGTGCTTATACTTATTATGACTTATTACTTATTGAATACATTAGAAACAATGATGAATATGCAGATGGAAGTTACATACCATTTGATTCTTTAAGTAAATTTGATAGTCATTCTGTAAGAATTATTGATGGTGGGCAGTTTTAATTGAAATTTCTATTTACAATTTGATACTGAT